GTGAACCTTAACAGTGCAAGTCGTTGCCGTAGCCCCGACAGTTACATTAATCTTGATTACACTTCCAGCCGAGATTATTGCTGCGTCGCTTGGACCAAGACTTCTCATTTCTCCATTTGTGAAACCAATAAGGTATGAGTAAGTACTTATAATATTATTGTAACTCGTTGCATTACTCCCTATATTCGAAGTACCAAGATTCGTTATCCCACTCATATCTATTCCTTCATAATAGACGTCTGTCGTAATAAATCTGTAACCAGTAGGAACAGTATATATATCTGTTGTTCCTGTTGATTTTAAATCGACATTACCTGTTATAGCCACTTTCTTAACTATATTGGCAATAATCAAACCATCAGCGTAACTTTTAGTCACAGCGTGGTCAGAATCTGTGGGTGTTGCAACTGCGACCGGTGTTTCACTAAAATCGAAGTCGTCTTTGTCTGTGTGATGTTTTCCGTCAAAGGAAATAGAATATAAATCTATTGTACCTACTCCACCTACACCAGTCGTACCTGTTTTTAAACCATAATCACTCGCACCACAAAGAGTCCCGTTAGAAGTGGTACTTCTCAAATCACCAGCTGAAATATAAGTTTCAGGAACTACTGTAACCGGATACATTTGGAAGTTATCAATATAGGCTGTCCCAGAAGGATAATTTCCAGTCCAGTCGTTTGTACAGCAAACTAAAATCTTACCACTCGCAGGAACTGGAATAAGAGGTGTTGTCTTAAGTGCAAAACTTCCATTAAGAGAAGCCCAAGTCATGTGATCTTCACCTGGATCACTTTCCGGATCGAGTGTTTCCCACTGACTTAAAGTAAAATTGTAAATCTGTGTTGCAGAATCCCACTCCTCATTTAAGAAATAAAACCCTATTCTGTTATCTACGTCATCTCTGGCATAAATTTTAGCTCTGTAATACGCTCCAGGTGTTAGACTTGAATAGAGTTGTTCTACCTCTACATAACCCGTACCCATAAGATCATTGGTAAACTTTACTGAATAATTACCTGCATATTTAATAGTACCTTCCTGCGTTAATGTAGCACCTTCACTTTCGCAAGTAAAATTTGTTGGCAATAACGGGTCACCTTCCCAAGTCTCAAAACCACCATTCGTTGCAATATCGCTTCCATTAATATATGATTCTGCGGACTTTGTATCTTCGTCCCTTAATTGTACATCATTTCTTTCTGTCATTTTTATCTCCCCTTCCAATATTTACCAATGGCCGTCCAATTAATTGTAGTTGCGGCTTTACCTGTTACCTTAGGTTGAATGTCATTGTCACTTGCTTCAAGGATAACATCCCAAGTTGCGTCATCTTCCCCTATTATTTGAACAGAATAGGACACTAAAGTTAAAGTTGAACCATCTTTACGAGCCAAACCCATTACTCTATAAGCTGCTGCTTCAGAATAATCTGATTTTAACCCCATAATTTCATATTCAAATCCATAAACTGAATTAGTTGAAGGTGTGACCTTTGCAGCAGTTATTGCAGTTGCTGTGGCATCTGTAGTTTGTGTCGTTCCAACTGTCTGATAGTAAGTTCCTTCCTTGGAGATGGCTGCTTTTAAAGATGTTGCATTTTTCCATCCCATTAAAATGGCAGAGGAGTTTGTTAAAGAGTTATTTGTATCAAACTCGAACGCAACTGCAGAGGCATCATCATTTTCCCAAGACTTGAAATACATTGGACTACTTACATTTCGACTCCATATTCTGTCAAATTCAATAGTTTGATTTGTCTTGATTGCTCCTTGTGCCGTCCCGTTAATATAGAAAACAAGTTGAGTGTTATCAGTGAACAGCATGTAGTCTGTCGAATCTAAGCCAATTTTTCCATGCGAAAAATAAGTCGCAGTAGTCTGATAGTCTATAACCTTAGATCCATTTAAAGCAAGTCCAATATTGTTTGCACCTATTCTGTAGAAACCGCTATCAAGATCGTTTATAAAACTTAAAGAAGGAAGTGTTGCACTTCCATTTTCAAAATATCCGTCAATTATTTTGTACCCATTTATATACTCTACCATTTTAACCTCACATTAGCTGATAGTATATTGATAACCCATAGGTTCTAGTGTCTGTATTAGTAAACGTCACTTTTATCTCGTCACCTGCGACAAACTTAGCATCGCCTTCAGGTATATATACTAAATCTGTTGCCGAAGATAAACTCGGATTCCTAGTCATTAGTGCCGTGTCATAAGCAGCACCCGCATTTGAGTCTAGAGTTACAACAAAGTTTTCACTCGTTGTTGGCGCAGATGAAAAGTGACATAATACTTTCAAAAGTTTAAATTCTGCAGTTATTGCGGTAGTTGTATTAATTGCTGCTGCTCCAGTGGCAGTTACGACAACAACATCAGTCCCAGCACTAACTTCTTTCACATAAATTGGATTAGTTGAGCTGTTTGCATTGGCATCCTTTGAAACCTTTACAGCTGTTAGTGATTGGGCAGCTATGTCGACTTGACCAAAACCAGAACCATCTATACTCCATTCCTGTGCTCCATCTGTAATCTTAACAAAACCAGGTCTATTATTTGCATCCATGGTTGGCATATCATTTGTTCCATCAGTTATATTGACGTTCAATGCTTTCTTTGTTCCTGCAGTTTCGACTACTGGAACCGTTGTTCCATCGCCAACTGTTACGTTAATTGCATTTCCGACAGCCCATGCAGAACCATCTTTAGTTGTAATATCTACACCAAGATTTCTAGCTAGTGTCATTCTAAACGCACCAACATCATTTGCATCCACTGAATCAGAAGTTGCAATACCACCGATCGCAAGCATTTTTGAACTTGCTACTGTGTACTCATTAGAGTCATCTGTATAATCATTTAAAGTTACTTCTGCGTCAGTCAATAACTTACCATTTACTGTAAAGTGGAATGGAACTGCATCATTATCATCATATGTATCTAATGCGTTTTTATATACACCACCATTAATTAAGACGTTTGGTGTTGCTGAAACACCTGCGTTATCAACTGCAACTTGTGTAGCTCTTAGTTTATTATTTGCTGCTGCTTCAGAATCGTAACCATATATTACAGAGGTATTAAATTCTGAATCGTTGGATTCATCTTCTACTTCGTCAAAAGAAGCATTTTCATATTTACTTGTTCCAGAAGTTGCAACTTTCAAATACCCATTTACATCAGATTGAAGAACTGTAGCATCACCGTCTGTATAAGTTGTTGCTACTGCCCTGTATTCACTACTAACCGGCAAGGTTATTGGTGTTGCATCCATAGCCGAATCATCATTTACTAAATAAAGTGATTTTGCTCCACCAGCACTAGCACCAAGAACACCAATTACTGGTGTATAATCTGTTCCAGCACCAGTATCAAAGTCTACTACTTCACCTGCGACAGATAAATGATAACCAGCATTAGCTGCGGCATCTCCTTTCATTTGTCTTAAGTGTTGTGCTTTTGAATTTGTTACATCGTAACCAGCCATAACTGCTGCATGCTTTGTTCCATCTGCAGCCATACCATCTGTTGCTGCGAAAGCATACTTAGAGTTGGCGGCTGTGCCATCTGTGCTGAAAACTTTAACGTTATCGATCGTAACACCAGAAATAGTTAATTCTGTATCTACTTTTAATTCTCTAATTGTATAATTGCATGTATCAGAAGTTCCATTAGTTGCCTTGCAGTATCTAATCCTACCAAGATCATAATCTATAGCAAATTCACCATCAGCTAAAGCGGCAAGTTGTACTGTGTCTATCTGATCTTTTCTATAAACAACTTCTGTTGTTAAAATAGTCCCAGTTACCCAAGAAAAACTTGTGTCTCCGTATCTTCCAATTCTAGATCCTGTTGAATCATAAACTCCATTTTGAGCTAAAGCAACAACGCCAGTAGTTCCAGCTACACCAACAGCAAAGCTAACACTTTCACCAGAAATTGAAATTTTTGTTGTACTAGCACTTTCTTTAATCCTTGTTGCTGTACTGTAATCACCAAAGTCTATACGAGCATTTCTCTCGTTATCGATCCAAAAATTTTGACTATATCCTTTATTCATTGCCATTTTTCCACACTCCGATTATAATAAAAAGGGGGTTAAACCCCTTACTTACTCGAAGAAGATTCTACTTATCTTCTCATAGTATAAAGTCATTGACTTTGCAGTTGCACCAGATAGGGAAACAATTCCCACATAAGGTATTAAGTCTACATCATTAGTTAATGCAGTTGAACCACCAACATGGGTATCATTTATGTAAAAATGTGCCCTTCTGCTTGAATCAATTTCTATTCTAAACTTGTAATCTGTACTTGCTGCTACTGTCACTGTTGATGCAGTTGCAGTATCAGTTCCACCTATTGAATAAATATAATTCCAATAAGTATCAGTTCCATTAATGTACTTGAAAAATGCTTGGTTATTATCTGTTGCAGTAACATCTGTGTTTGTTAATTTTAGACCACCATAGATTGTAATATTTGATAAACTTGATGGTGTTCTTATTGCACATTCCCAAATTACTTGGTTTTCAGTACCCCATTTTATTCCAGTCCAAGCAGTTTGTCCAGATCCTAGATGAGGTAAAATTATAGTTGAGTCTGTTGCTCCACCATGTGTTGCAACTGTTAATCCACCAAGAGTTGATGAAAATGTTATGTCTGCAGCTGCTGCATTTGTTCCTAATACTTCAAAGTCTAGGTTTGTGCTTACATCTAAACTTGCATTTATTGAAGGTAGTTGTTTAAACCTTTCAATAAAAACTTGTCTTGTTCTACCATAAATGAAATCATCATCTACAGTAACATTATTTTTAAATCTCCAATTTCTATTTTCTAATTGTGATATTCCGTTTGCCATTTTTCTTTAAAACCTTTCGTTTTCCTCCATTTATCTAATAGGGTAAAAAAATAAAAAAAATATTCGCTTAAGCGAATACTCCTACATCTGCTCTACCGATAATTTCAACTACTCTAAGATCATTATCAGTACCTGCTGCAATTGTTACAGTTAAAACACCTGCTGAGACAGTTGTTGTATTAGCCTCTGTTACTATTACACTTCCGTCTGTAGTATGTTTCCAACTTGAAACTGCAAGCAAACCTGTAGCAGAGATACCATAATCAGCTAAAGTAATCTCTAGTGTATTTGCAGCATCTGCAGTATTTGGTGTTATAAATAACACTCTCTTTAATTCTGCGTTAGGAACTTCTTCCCAACTTTTCAATATACTTGTTGCGACCATTTTATTTCACTCCGTAGATTTGACCAGAACTACCTTCAAATTGCAAGACTAATGCACCGTACCATTTTAAGTAGTACTTCTTTGAATCGTTAGTCAAACCTAATTCTGTATAAGTTACATCTTGTAAAACAGGTAAGAAGATGTATCTTGTGTCCAAAAATAATATCCTTCTAGAACCGCTAGTAGTTGGCATATACTGACTTTTTATCACATTTGTACTATCAAACATAAATGATTCAGGTATACCGTATGAACCTGCCATAGGCATTGATCTTTGATAATCCATTAATAGACCCTTTATTTTATTTAATGTAAAAGCGTCTGTTACTGCCAAATCAGTTCTTCCCTTTGCTTGGAAGATTGTTGCCTTCATTGTTAAGAAGTCTTCAAGACTTACGTCTTCACCACTTAAATCTGTTGTATTTGTTGTTATACCAGATATAAGCCCTGTGAAACCTAGTGCATTTGTTGATGTGTCACCATTTATGATTTCATTCTCTAAAGCTTCGTTGATACTAGCCATTTTAACTCTAATATCTTCAGCCATAAGATCCATATATGATTCACCACCAGCTACTGCTTGGTTTAGAACTCTTCCAACAGCGTATAAGAACTTTATGTCTACAGAACCGTTGCTTCTAGTATCAACTTGTTCACTTAGTGGTGCGTCTATACCTAAGAATGATGCATCAGCTTTTGCAGTTATCTTATTGTAAACATATTTTAAGTTCTTTACTGCTTTTCTCTTTATTAGGAATACTAAGGGTGTTTCGAACATTGTCTGATCTACTATACTTGGATCAAGAAATGCTGGGAACATTGAATAAGCAGTATATGTTCCACCTGTAGTCGTTGTTATAGAAGGTGCTTTTTGTATATTCCCTTCAATAGATTTCATTATATTTTGTCTTAAATCTAGCTTTCGTATTGGATCGTAATATGTCTGACCTTCAACTAATCCTGCAGCACCAAATCCCTTATTAAAAAGGTACTCTGCATCTGTCTGACAGTATACCGTACCAACATCCGAAGCCATGCTTTCGAATTTCATTTTATTCCTCCATGAATTTGCTTTAACATGCCCTTCAAAGAACGATCAATTTCTTTAGATTCATCCATGACTGGGGCATTTTTTAATATACTTTCTCTATCTGCAATTTGTTTTTTCAAAGTTTCAAGTTCTTCTGATACTGAAATTTTTTCAGAAATTGCTTTGTTTAATTCTTCTATCTTAGCTTCCTTTTCGGATAATTGCTTAGAAATTTCTAATTTTTCGGTATTAGCTTCTTCTTTAGCTTTTGAAATTGCTAGATCTAAATCTTCTTGAGTGAATTTTTTTTCGCACTCTTTAATTTCGTTATTTTCCATTTTATCACCTATGCATTGTTTTCCAAATTTAGCCTGACATACAGCCCAAGCTGATTCTTCTTTTGTCTTGCCGTCTTGTGGCTTGAAATCTGGATCATTCATTAATGAGTTCACACAATCGTGGACTTCTTTTGGTTTCTGTATATCAATATCTTCTAGATCAAATGATTTGGCAACGATAGCATAAGCATTCCTATTTGATTGAATAGGCACCCATGTTGCTTCTAATAATTCAGCTTCATCCCAACATCTGAATTGCTTGTCGCCTCTTTTTGTAACTGAGCTCTTTATACCTCTTGCAGAAATAGATATTCCGGGATTAAGACCCATGGCCAGGGCTTCTTCTACTTGATTCTGAACTTGTGAAGCTAATGGATTAGCTTTCTCAGAAAAAAACATAGGACTGGCGCTCAGGGCAGTTCTTTCCCCTTTTTCTACAATTTTAAAATCTTGCCATCCACCCACCCAGCTTTGCATTTCATTTTTGTGGTTAACCAGTGCGGGTAGAACTCCAGAATTAGCCCATTTTCTCAAAAGAGCTTTTGACATAAATTCTTCATCTCTATCAATAGAATCATCGCTTAAGATACCAACATAGTTAAAGCTACCGTCTATATTTAATTTCTTGGTTATTGGCATCCAAAGCTTTATCACATCTTCCATGAAGCGTTTATGACCACAAGGCTTTAAATATACAGAGTAAAATTACTCTTCAACTATGTATTTTACCATGCATGCACAGTTTGGATGTCTAGGTGGTTGTATTTTCTCCACACCAGTAAAATCGACAAAAGATTCGTTTATCTCTTTCTTTTGGCCGTTTAAAGATTTACAGAATTCACAATTTTTACAGTCATCAGATACAACCCACATCTTTCTACCCTTTACGCCTGAGTCTCCGAAGGCTTGTAGTCTACCTGTGTTTTTTATTCTAGTGGTTTCAGTTCTAGCAATCCTCATAGTTCTACCTTCTGTGATCTTTCCTTCTACTGATCCGCCTTTCTCTTTTCTCATAATTTCAGAAATATCTTCTTTTATTTTGTTTAGACTTTTCCTTGCACTTATTCCTTCTTGGACTGATTTAATAATTTCTACTTGTAAATTATGAGTAACTCCTTTTATACCATTCCAATGTTCATCTTCTATATGGTATCCTTCTAGTTGCTGATCTGATAGTATTTTTATTCTTTGTTTAAATTCTTCAGTTGGTGGAATATCAAGATTAATTTCATTTTCTGCCTCTTTCAGACCCTCTTTCATTAATCTACCAACATAAAACTCCAATTTTTTCCTGAATGGGATTGTATTAACTATGTTAAAGACCCTTCTTATAAATTCATTGAAACCTTTACTTTCCTTTGGAACTTCTGAATCCAGATTAGAATCAACAGCTTTTATGATTTTTTCTTCCCACTTGTCAAAATTTTTTTTTAGAAAGTCAGCGTAATCCTGAGCATCTTCTATTAAATCAAAATCAAGAAATTTGTCCATATCCTCATCTCTATCTTTCAGATCATTATCACGATTATCATCCCTATTACGACTTGAGTTTTGATTAGAGTTTTGCTCGTCAGTTTGATTTAATTGTTGATTTGGTTGTCTAAATGCTATAGTCAAAGGCATATCTCCCCAAGATACAGGATTCTTACCTTCTATAGCCCTTACTTCGTTTATTGTATAAATATTTCTGTCTATTTTTGCCATAGTTTGATCATGCTCTATTTTTTCTTGAACATGATCTTTTGGCATAAACTTAAATTCTATAGGAATAGTCTCTCCTTTAGGGAAGAATTCCGATATTATTTCTCTATTTATTTTAGATTCAATATGTTTAAGATATGGTCTGATTGCATTCTTTACTGTTATTCTTTCCTGTGACTCACCAGTAGCTCTGGAACTTTGGTCATAGAATCCAACCTCTTGCGGACTGAGACCGTAGGATGCAAAGACTATATTATGATACCATCTCTGTCCTTGTAGCCATTCCATATCTCTATTTGAAGAATTGAAAGTTTTGATGTCTACAGGATAGTTAACAAAGCCTAATTTATGTGGTTTTCCTTGCATTTCGCTCATCCACTGATTTTTATATTCTTTAAGAGCATCATCATCCATATCTAAATAAATCAACCCATCAGGGATGGCATTTCTAGCAAAAAACTCTTTATTATACCTAGTAGACTGGATGAGAACTTCTACAGTTTGTCTTATACTCTGAAGTGGACTCCATCCATACGGGAAAGTTTCTGGACTTCCGTGAATCTTTCCGTATATTATGTCTTCAGACTCAAATGAAAGTGGTTGTGAACCTTTGGTAAATGTATATTGGAAATATTTGTTAATCAATCCGTGCTCGTCTATACCTATAGTCCATCTTGTTGCATCATACACAAATAGTTCTGAGATAAATCCCTTAGCATTTCTAGCTTTATACATCACACCGGCATCTATCTCAAGTATATCTTTTAGGTAGTAACCCCATAGTGATTCAAAGGTATCCCCATTTCTATTTGGATGTTTTAGTAAGTTTGTGACTAAATCTATATAAAAGGTATATTTTTCTTGTTCTTCAGGGTTCACGGCTCTAACAATCCACTCTGTATCTTGAACTTGTTTTATTATTGCATTATGAACCATATTAACAAAACCTGATTTTGCGTATTCTCTGAGTTCGATGAGATTTTCTCCACGAGGTTTACCAAAATCAGAGTAAAAGAACCAGTTATAGTAAGGATAATTATTCGTGTTAGGTAATTTTTCACCACTGAAATTAAAAACAGAAAGACCGCTAGACTTGGCTTTAATCGTATCACTACTAATATTTTCCCAAGCTATCTGGCTAACCATGTTTTTTTTTATGTTTTTAAGGCTTTAAATATACTAAGCAAAAAAGTAACCTCCTCTCGTTTCTTGTAGCTCGAAAAACATACGCATCATTACGGCGTCACCTGTATCGCTTGATCGACCTAGAATTTTTTTTATATCTTCCTTTGAAATAACAGAAAGAGGAGTATCTTTGTCCACATTTTCTTGTTTTATTTGTTCTAAATCTTCGATTAATAGTTTTTTTATTTCAGAGTTGACCTCTCTATAAATTCCAATCTTTCCATTATTGACTAGATTAGCAAGTTCAAACCAACACTGTGATTTAAGATTTTTATAATTTCTCTGAACCTTATCACTTTCTCTTTCTATTTTTTTCTTTATAGGACTTGAACCATTAACGAAGCCTTTAACTTTAAGATCATTAACTAAACCAAAACCAACACCATCTTCATCTACTACACATCTTGATCTTGGAATGTTATTCTTTATAAGTAACTTATCTAAGTCTATACTAGTTATATTATCTTTTAGTATTATTTCAGTTATATACAGTCCGTCCCATATAACTATAACAGTCTTATCTCTACCCCTTCCCGCCACGTCTACACTGCAGTAAGAAAGACCTCTTTCTGCCCCATTTGTAAAAAGATCTACAATAGATTCATAATTAAAAAGTTTCGTAGGATCATCATCATATTCCCAATTACCAAGCATTAATCTTTGCTTAGTTAACTCTGAAGAGATAGATTTTAAACTTTCAATGTAGGATGCGGGTATATGTGGATTATCAGTATACAGTGCCTGAATAAAGGCTATATCTTTACTTAATTTTCCTTCTTTCCAAGGTTTATAAAATTCATAATAAGTCCAATTCTTAGACGGATTACAAGTCATTAATATCTTTGGCGGGATATTATATTCCTTGTTTTTTTGTCTACCTATTCTTGTTTTTAATACTTCGAAAGCACCAAAGTCTATTTCTCCAACTTCTTCAAGAGCACCACTTGTGTATTCTAAACTACCAAATCTTTGAAATAGTGGATCTGAAGGTAATAATTTGACATCTAAAAGGTCAATTCTACTGCCGTTTGTAAATTGTATATAATTGTACTGTCCATTTAGATCCCAAACATCTTGTGGTATTTTATGTTGTTCAAAAACCTTAAGTAAAGTTAGATATGTAGAACCCATAATTCTTTTTAGTTCTTCTCTTGCGATAAAATATTTAGTACCGGGATATTTTAAACACATATAAACTATCCATTCACATATTAACCAACTTTTACCTGATGAAACTCCGCCACCAAAAAGGATAAATCTAGTTTCTTTGTCAAATAGTTTGAGCCATGCTTCACCCTGTTTAACAGTTGGCTTAATATTCATTTCTAATTGCAATTTACACCCCATGATTTCCTATGGAAAAAGAACCTATGTTTCCTGTGCAAACTACTTATTTTCTTTAGAGTTATGATCTAACTCGTTTACAGGAAGTTTTTTTAATTCAGGGGTATTTTTTTCCACAAGAAGTCTTAATTCTTTAGGCATTTCAAATGTTATTTTTGTATCTATAACTGTTGTATTAGTTTGTTCTACTTTAATTGCCTTACCGAATCTCTTTTCATGCCAATCTAATAACATTCTTTCGATAATAGCCATTCCGTTTAGATTATCTTCTTTCTTATAGGCTGATTTAAGCGATTTTAAGGCTATTAATCTATCTAATAAACTTAGATTATTATCAGTCATTAGTTCATATAATTCTTTAGAGTCACTGTCAGTTAATCCTTTTTGTTTTAGCCATCTTAGTTTAGCAGCTATACTTTTATTAGGAGATCTAGATAAACCCCCCTTACGGCTTATTTCCCTTGCTTCTTCTTTGGTTCTAAGGGTTACTGGTATAAGATCAGATTGAGCCATTTATCTCACCTAAAAGAGTCTTTACGTGCTTACATTTAAGTTTATTTTTACCTGCAGGACAAGAACAAAAGATCTCATTTTCGTCTCCTTCAACTAGATAATATTTTCCTTTATCTTTTTCACTTTCTCCAAAGCCTGTTAGGTCTAGATCAAAATTTAATTCTTTCAGTGATTCAAGTTCTATTTTAAGAGCATCATAGTCCCATTCTGCGTATTCTGAAGACTTATTATCCATTATTCTAAAGGCTTTTATTTGAGCGGGTGTTAAGTCATCTGCTATAATTACCGGGACTTCTTCAATTCCTAATTTTTGTGCTGCCTTAAGCCTAGTATGACCTGCGATGATTATATTTGACTTGTCTATTATGATTGGAACTTTAAATCCAAATTCGTTTATAGAATTAGCCACTACATCAACAGCACTATCGTTATTTCTTGGATTGTTTACGTATGGTATCAAATCTTCTACTTTTTTGTAAATAATCCGCAATTTTTCCATTTTAATTTAGGCGATGCATCTTTACCTTACGCAAATGTGCTTACGTAAGCCGACCTAAAGATCGTCATCTCTACCCCTTCCATGCTATTCTTATGACTAAGGTTATTAAGTAAATTAGACCTAAAAGGGCTAAAATACCTATTAAACTACCTAATAAACCCCAAACAGGATTAAATTTTGACTTCATTTACATCAACTCCTTTATTTCTTTGTCTAACCACAGTTTTATTACTTTGATTTTGTCCTTTTCTGGATCTTCATTAAATCTTTCAGCTCTTTTGGGATCTGTTTCTATTTCCCAAATAAATCCGTTATTTAGGTCAACTATGTCTCTTCTAAGACCACTTCTATTATCTGTTGCTTCTGTTATAAAATCATGACCTATTTTCTTTAATTCATAACAGACATCAAATTTAGCTTTTTCATGTTCGTAAGAATTTGTAGGGGTAATATAAATGGCATTTTTAGCTCTTTTAGTCATATTAGCACTGCCCGGACAGTGATATTTTCTTATCGTTTCTCTTATATTCATTTGTTCACTGAAT